TTGGAGGTATCTTCAATGCCAGGTTCCATTGGAACTTGACCCATTTGACCACCCTCTCCTTCCATACCCATCATAGCTGGGTCCATCATCATTGCTGGATCAGGTACTACCCCATCCTCAATTTCCTTCTTCATAATCTTATCTTGTTCAAGAATTTCTTCATCAGTTTGACGAAGGATCTTACGTCTTAGATAATCTTGTGAGAAGTATCTACCAACATATGGTTCAGCAGATGCTACCATAGTTAGTCTTTCTGCCATTAATTCAGATTCTTTAAGTTCTGCAAAATGGTTATCATAGAGGAAGTCATATTGTATATGCTCACTCATGATATCCCAGTCTTCTGGGGTAATTACATTCTTAAGAAGCAATTGAGTCTTAAGAATATCATTGAATAGATTAGAAAATCTCTTTCTTAATCTACCAACAAACTTACTAAATTTAACTTCATCTCTTAGAATTTCTGATGACCTACCTAAATTAAAACCACCATCTCCACCTATTCTAGTAACAGGTACATTCAAAGCTTTAAAAAGTTTCTCTTGGAAATACTTAATATCTGTGATTTCTCCTAAGTTTTGTCCACCTGGTAGTGTAGTAATCTCAGTTCCTCTACCACCTTCTCTTCTAGGAAGCCAGAAATCTTCCAACATGGACATGTATTTCTTATCATCTTTGATCTCACCAGTGTCAGCATTATATACTAACTTGTTTCTATACCTCATCATTACATCTCTGAGGTATTGTTCTGCCTTAACTTTTGGAAGATTACCTACATCAATATAGAAAATTCTTCTTTCAGGTGCTCTTGATAGTCTGTAAATAACCAAACTATCCTCAATCATTCTAAGTTGATTAACTGCTTTGATTGCTTTATGTAAGTATGATAAGGTTGATCCCTTGTTTCTATCAACTAAACCACTAGTGCAATATGCAACAGAATCCCTAGTCATCTTAATCCCTTTATTACCACCAGTCATAGCAGATGGCATTTGAGATGGGAAAGTTGACTTAGGACTATAGATAAAATACTCTTCAATCTCAGGAAATTCATATTCCATAGGATTGTCATTGTTGATGTTAGCCATCCTAACATCTTTCTCAGCTTTCTTTTGCTTTCTTACATAACGCATTTTCATTGCGTCAATGTATCTTAATTCTACTATTCCTTCTTCTGGTTTCTTTAAATTAATGACTTTATGGTAATATAATCTACCATCTATGTACCAGTTTCTATAAATTTCATGTGCTTTCTTATCAAAATCTAATAAATCTTTAACTGCCTTAAATTCTTCTCTAATTTTATTCTTAATTCCATCACTAGCATTGAGATTAGATAACTCAATTTCTACTGGTGAATCATTAGTATCTGATACTATTGCTTCTTGTATAATATCTTCAATTGCACTATCACACTCTGGATGGAGTGCCATCTCCCTATATCTTTTTATTAAATCAAACTCAGTTCTATAAATTCCCTCAATATCTACATACGATCCAAAAAAACCACTAGTTAAATAGTGGTCTGAACCATCTGCATTATTCTCAGGTACGGGAG